TTCTGCTTCACCCTCTTGATTTTTGGTTAGCCCATCCCAGCTAGATAACCTAAAACCTTTAACCATTTTCGGATTAATGTTTGTATCGTCTATAACTTGGTCTAGTTTCTTGTGTAATAATTGTCTCGTTTCGTCATCAATGATTTGATTCATCACCGTTTCACCAATCGGTTGAGTCAGTCGGTCTTTAATATCCTGTACTGGTTCTCCGTCAAAGTGTTCTTTAGGTCGTCGTGGTGGCATAATTTCCTCTGCTTTTATTTTTCTGCGGTACAGTTTTCGTTTTGACTTAAGTGATGACCACTGATGGTCAGAAAACACTTCTCTTAACTGGTCTGATGGCAGGTAGAGCAAGTACCATAATCTATCGCCTACCCATTTTCTATTATGCACTATTTCACCCTCTCTTTCTCGTTAGTTTTTACATCAATCGTCGTCTTCTTCTTCCATTTGGGAAGCAAAAAATCCTGCATAGTCTTCTATGTCATCTTCATCAGGGTATGGCTTTATAATCCTAGTAAATGCTAGTCTGGCAAGTTCTTTGTATAAGTTTTTAGATTTATAAAGTGTCCAGCTTTCTCCGTCTTCAGTCTCGTGTTTGATGTTATTCATATGCGAATAATCAAAACTAGGGTCATCTTTTTGATAAGCGTTTTGAAAAGCTATAAGGACTGTATTGTCATAAGTAAATTTAAACTCAACGCCATCGCCTGCTAAGGCTTCTACTGTTGGTGATGGTTGATTTGGGCGAGTCATAATGTGTAATTAGTAACTAACCATAAAATACCACTTGTGCTTGATTAAAGCAATAGCAGCTTAATTTTCTAGGTCATCTAAACGTCGCTAAATGTTTTTTCGACTATCTTTACAATAGCTACGACAGCAGAGATTGTAGCGGCTGTGAGAGCTGGCTTGCTGACTTCGCCACGCATTTCAATCACCACTAAGAATGCTGAAAGCCCAGCAATCAGTGAGTTCTTTATGACACTTATTATTTGTCTTCTAGTTAATTTTGATGGTTGCATTTTATATATCCTTACAATTACCTGACCACACATAATTTCCACGAGTTGAGTTGTACCAAATATTGGTTGATACGCCATTCTGTGAAACTAATTGACCAGCTACTTTGCCTTTATAGGTGAATGTATCGCCAGGCTGAAGTATTTGTGAGCCACCTAATGGGGCTGAGGTTGATGGTGAGGTGCGTACATAGGCTTGTCTAATTGCCTTAGCGGTTCCACTCCCTGATGGTACTGGCTGAGATGATTTAGGTCGTAGTATTCCAGCAACACGACTGGTAGGTATAGCTCGGTATATTCCAATAGCGTTTCTTCCAACGCCATCACCATTACCAAGTGCATTTTGTTCTAATAACCAAACGCCATTTCCATCTTGCCTATCAGCAATTCCGATATGTCCATAAGGGTTTCCATTTTGTCCAAACAATACAACTATATCTCCAGGTTGAGCAGGTCCACCGACTTTATCAAACTGAGTTAAAAGTGCTGCTGAAGTTCTATACCAGTAATCTATTGCATTTCCAGATACGCCTGTTGGTAAACCAAAGCACTGTTTAGCGTATTGAAGTATTAGATCAACACATTGATACCCATAAACATTGTCATAATCTATTCGTCTGCCGTTCCATTCGTTTTTGAATTGTGCGTAAACCATATTGCCTCCTTAGTTAATTGCGTGTGTTATAACGTAAATTGATATTCCTGTAACGATGCTACCGAATAATGCCGAGATTGAGTGAGATAGAAACCAGCGTTTTTTAAATTCCTCGAATTCACCTCTAGTGACATAAATACCAGCCTGATTGTCTATCTTTTCTTCAATACGAGCGACAGATTCTATAAGACTACTAACCTGTGTTTGTAGGACTGCAATTTCAGCTGATTCTGTTTTAGTAGCCATTACTTTTTCTTTTTAGTTGCAGCTTTCTTCCTAGTATAAGGAATAGGCATACCACGCTTTTTAGCTAGTTTATTTTGAAGAGCACCAATAGCAGCACCTTTGCCTTGAGCTTTAGCAATCTTTGCAAAGTTTCCTGTTGTGCCTTTTTGTCCTAGGGCTTTAACGATTCCTCGACCTTGTGGTTTTGCTTTTCTCATTATTTCATCTTCCTTACTGGCTTCTTCATAGCCTTTTTAACAGTCTTCTTAGCCATTGGTTTACTCATAGATTTCTTGGCCATTGTCTTGGCTTTAGCCATAGGTTTACTCTTTGCTTTAGCCATAGGCTTGCTTTTTCCTGCTGCTGACAAAGATATAGCTATAATCTGTGCTCGGCTACGAGGTTTGCCATTAGCTCCTCTAGCTTTTCCAGACTTCTTATTATCCATATATAGTTCATGGATGTTTTTGCTTACATTTTTTCCTAGTGGTGACATAATATTTTCCTTCCTTAATTTATAGATATGCACAATCTGCATAAATAGTTGAAAACACTGATGGTGAACTTTGTATATTAGTGATTGAACTAGTGTCAGTTTTATAGTTAAGATAATAGACTTGTGAACTGGACAGTGATAATGGTTTTTCTTTTTTTACAGTAGATAAAATTTCCGTTACACTTACGGCATAAACTCTTCCTGTCATTTCAATATCTGACTCTGTATTATTTGCAGTAGACAATGTAACAAAAGCACTTACAGTAGATGCTGACGCTCTAGTAGCATAAGGTGTAGTTTCATACCCATAAACCCAGTCTCCGATTGGAACTGTTATAGTTGTACTATTTCCGCTAGCATTATAACCGTACCAAATATTAGTTGTTGGAGAACTTACTACTGTTTGATTACTCATTCCTACTCTTATCTGCCATTTATTTTTACCTACAGGCATTCCATAAGGAGCTTTTTGAATAGAGTAGCTTAATGCACTAACTCCACCTGTTGTAGGTATGGTGCAGCCTTCAGGTACTTGTACAACTACTGTAGTATTTGTAGAGTAGGAAATCTTAGTAATGATGCCATAGTCTAGCGTAGAGCTTACTGTACCGTCTGCTTGTGCGCCAAAAGGACTGTCAGCGCTGGTAGCTACTGCACTTCCGTTAGCTGTAAGGTTATTAGCGTTTGTAGTGTTGAGGTCTGTAATAGCGTTGTTGAAGGAGTATGCAGAAATAAGAGAAGTTTCAGAACCTGTAAGACCCTGAGAGATATATCCTTGTATTGTAGCCTGAGTTACTTTAGCGCTGAAGATAGCTACTTGGGCGATTTTTCCTGGGAAGAAATTAGCGGCATTTGCAGAACCTATTTCTAGGTTTCCTGCTTGGATAAGGGCAGTTGGGTTTGTGCCTTGTCGTGTAACAGAAGCGGGGACATCCACACCATCTATCATCACATAAGAAGTTGTAGTTGTGGCGGTGTAGGTAGACATGTCTAGCTGTGCTGCTACGTGTACCCATTTATTCAGTGGGATAGATTGATAGCTTTGAACGAAACTGTTATTGCCAGCTCCAGCGTTAAAGCCCTCAAGATAGACTTGTCCGCCAGAATTAACCCCAAATTCCCAACCACTTGTGCCATTATAGCGAGAAGCAATCTTAGAGAACGCTCCATACTGAGTCATTTTCACCCAAGCACTAACTACAAAGTCATCTGTAAAGGTCATACCTGCTGGAGAAGATTTAGAGTAATACTGAGTAGTTCCATTAAGAGAAGTACATTGAGTAGGGGCAGCTACAGTTCTGGTAGTTCTAACACGCATTCCTGCTGATATGTAGCTAGTAAGGTCGGTAGAGTTTACTGTGCAAGTGTAGGAGCGGTTGCCGTTAGCAACAACAGTGTTAAAGACAGTAGAAGGGATAAGTGTCCAGCCAGATGCAAAGGCTGTTCCACCAGCAGAGCCAGGAGTCATAGCTGACATGTTTTGTAGGACTTCAAACATTCCTGCTGTAGTGTCCATTCGAACAGTAGCACCTGAAGAGTGAGATTGAGCTGTAGAGTCGTCTTGTCCACGACCTGAAGCTACAGAAGTACAAACTACTGCAGAGCCAGTCTTAGACGTATAATAAATTACTTCCCAGTTAGTAGAGCTATCTGGTTCTATAATTAAGAAACCTTCAGAAGGTGTAGGAAGTGATGTTAATGGGATTGTTGTGTCGCTGGCTGTAATACCTGATGAGAGTGTAGTACTGAATTTATTTTGCCAGCCAAAGTTTGATGTTGCTGATTGTACGGCCATTAGGATTTCTCCTTATACGCATCTATTGTGTTTATTCTACCATATTTCATGCTAATTTAATCCTTTTTACTTTAGTTGTTTTAGGTTTTTTTGTACTTGAAACTTTTAACTTTGTTACTTTTGGAGTTTTTATTGCCAGTTTTGGACCACGTCTTATACGTCTTAATCCTGCGGATTTAGGACCGCTTAATTTTTTAGCCCTGAAATTAGTAAAGTTTATGCTACCACCACCTAAATAATTTCTTGCAACTGACTGTAAAGTTTTATCACTAAAATTAAATCCTTGGTAAACAGCTAATTGTCCTTCTTGTGCTAATTTATACAAATCTTGTTCTTGATACTGTTGCTGTATTTTTGCCCATTCGTCTGGATTACTTTTAATCCAATCAGACCTTATTTTAGATTTACCATTAGCTTCACCTTTAGGCAAAGAATTGTAATAATCCATAAGTTTTTGAACATCTTGACTTGGTGTTGGGTATGGTTTTAACTGGACTTCACCCAAGAACTGACGTTTTAAATTATCATATTCTTCTTTGTCTTTATAATATTGTTGGATTTCTGGATGGTCAGCATAAAATTGATATTTTTCTTTACCTTTCAAAAAACTAGCTTGTTTAATTAAAGCGTTTAATTGTTTACTTGGCGTCGGAACTTTATATCCCAATGGATCTAACCCACTTTTAGCTTTTACTTCAGGGGTCATCGTTTTATCCCAAAATTGACTTCTTTTGTCGTAAAAACCATTCAACCAAAATTTATTTTTTTCATATAATGCTCTAGCGTCACTACCTTGTTTATCGGGAGCGGCCATTATATTTAAAACTACTATAAGTCTGTCTTTAGATAAGTCAAATATTGGATCACCAGGCAAACCACGTTTTCTTTGTTCAGCATCAATTCTTTTGTTTAATTCAAATAATTTTGATGGTTTGCCTTTAGGGTTATTGATATCTTCTAAATAAGCCAATGCTCGTTGTCTTCCGTCATAATAAGTTTTATCTAATATAATATTTCCATTTGGGTCTTTTCGCCTTGGTGCAATATTTGCATAATAATTGCTTTTATCTTGTTCAGTAAACTTCAAATCTTTCATAAATTTTTCTTCCCACAAAAAATATCTTTGGCCAGCAGTTGAACCTTTGTTTCCGTACACAGTATTTACCATAGATTCAAAAGCTGTTTTTAATTTATTGTCGGAAGCTGATAGTTTGCCTATCATTCCAAATTTTCTATTAGTCCAATTTAAAATTGCTTTGCGTTTTTCTGAAAACGACATTGATTCATCAAATATTTGTTGTCCAGTGAAAGAATCTTTTCCTGTTCTTAATAAATAAGGTATGTCAATAAGCGGACTATTCAAAGTTCTAATTGTGCCAGTAAAGAAATCAAAAGCATTTCTGGCATAGACTGATGGTGGGACTTTTAATGGATTATTGTAAATAGATTCTCTTATTTGATTATTTAATGGTCGCAACTCTGGAGGTATATTTATTTTTAAAATGCCGCTCCATTCACCTGTTTTTTCATCTTTGTGAGCACCAGGAAGCACAATAATAACATTGTTATCTAATACATATTTTCTTTTAGATAATTGCATATCATCGTAAAATTTTTTACCTTCTGGATTTGATAAAGCCATGAATGTAGCACCACTTATAGCACCTAATTGACCAGCCAATACAGCAGTGTTTTTTATTGGTGTTCTTGCAAATGCACTTGCAAAAGCTCTAGTACCAGCAATAGATGCGCTTGTATATGGAACATAACGGTTAATAGCTGAAATTATATTATTCATATTATTGTAGTCAGGCAAACTATTTTGAAATGTTTCAACAAATTGCGCCATAGCCTGTTCCTCGGACATGCCATTCTTTAACGCATCTCTATAAGCAGCAACCCCTAATCGTTTTCTGTATATGGTATCTATTTGTCCACCGCCCAAGGATTCTAACTTATGCCATATCCTAACTGGGCTTGCACCAAATTTTAATTTATCAAATTTATTATTTTTTGATTTTAAAAAATCTACAGCAGTATCGCCTTTTCTTTCCATAAATCCAGCATCATAAAAAGGAACTCCACTTTCCTTCAAAGCTTTGCTAAAAGAACTGTTTTTATTCATAGCACTGAAAACATCCTTGACTACTCTTGGGTTATAAATAGATCTTATGTCTCTTGCATAATAAGGCAACAATATTTCATTCCACAAAATTTGAAAAACCGTAAAAGATGGATTTAAAAAACCAGTTAATGTAGTTTTGAAAACATTTATTGGCGCTCTTATTATTGCTGTAATTTTCCAAGGACTATTGGCTTTTTCGCCTATAATTCTTTTAGCTACACTTGGATGAATTTCATAAGTAAATTTATTACCATTTGCATCGAAGCCATGCAATTTTTGTATTCCAGAATTTTTGTCTAATCTTACTTCAGCTATTTGTTGTCTAACGCCTTTTTTTGCATTTGCTATAGCTTCACTGTCAAGTTTCATGTCTTTAATTGTGTCTATCAACCTATTGTGAGCTTCACTCTGAGCTGCAATTCTATCTAAAGATGCTTTTTGTGTTGCAGACAATTCTTCCGCGGCTTTAGCTTTTTGTGCGGCAGATTTAGCTACATTTAAAGCTTTTTTACCTGATGGTGGTTTATAAAAAAGTTCTTCTTTGGTTATGTAGCCAAGCATATCTAACAAGTCTTTATTATTTAATGAACCTACAGCTGCCAAAGCATCAGTATCAGCAGGATCTATGCTTTTGATTAACAATTCTTTTGTACGGGTTATAGCTATTTTTATTTTTTCGTTTGCTGCATTTTGTGCTGCTTTTAAATTTTTTTGTGCTCTAACATCTGCAGTTTTGCCCTTGGCTTTTAATGTTTCTAGTTTTTGTTTAGAAACCCTTGCTGCACTTGCCATATTCTTAACTTCTTTTTTAAGACTGTCGCCTACTTTTAGCAATTCTTTATAAGTTGTACGTAATCTTTGTTCTTGAGCAAACTGTTCGCCACTTTGTAGCATTCTTCCCATAAATTTATTTGTAACGCCTTGTTGTATATTTTTTTCCATTAACTGAGTAAATTTTGCTCTTGCACGATCTTCATAGGCTGTTTTCCAAAAATCTTCTAATGAACTAAATGTTAATTTTGGATTATATTGTGAACCAGTAAATTCTTGTATAATTCTTGCATTAGTCATGTTGCCCATGTTTTTGTTGGCGGCTATTTGCTTTACTACATTTTCAGGTAAATCTCTCTGAAGGGGTGTGTAATATTCAAATTTTCCACCATTTGGTTTTGCAACAGCTTGAGCATAAATTTCTGGACTTAAAGCTCCTAGTTGAACATTTTCTTGTTGTATGGTCTGTGTTTCATCTGCAACTATTTTAGCGTCTTGTCTAATGCCTGAATATTTATTTTCCAAACGTTTTATTTCATTTCTAATTTCATCATTTGTTTTATTGCCAAATATTTTATTTGGATTACCTGATGCTCTTAATTCTAAATCCCTAATATATAATCTGTAAGCATTAAAATCTTCTTCGTTCTTAGCATATTTAGTTATTATTTTACCAGTATTAGAATTCAAAAAAGCCGCCTTAGCTTGTCTTCCAGCATTTAGCAAGTTACGATCCGCTGCTTGCATGCTTTCTGTAGCTGGTAAATTCTTATAGGGTAATCCTAGTTGTTTAGCTCTGGCTTTATCAATTTGAATAAGTTGATTTCTAGGTTCAATAAATGTTTTTACGTTTTCTAAATAAGACTTAGCTTTGCCAAATATTCCTGAAGGTTGATATTTTTCTCTTGTTATTTTAGATTCTTGAGTTATTTGTTCAGTTAAATTTTTGGGAGCTTTTTGAGCGCCAGTAATCCCAGTTTCAATTTTGTTTATTAAGCTTTCACCACCTTTTATTAGACCTTTAGTTCCTTTTACTATTCCCTGTCCAGCTAATGGCAAAGCCGCTCCAGCTACTGTACCTAAAGCTAAATTAGTAGCTACTGATTGTGGTGTCACTTGCCTGCCTTTGCCAGATTCAGAACCTGAATAGGCTGCTGTTCCTATGATATTGCCTTTAACAACAGCTGGGTTTGTGCCACCTTTTATAGCTTGAGATGCAATTTTTCCAGTTACACCTTTTTTTTCTAAAATTTTTAATGCTTGCTGCAAGCCCTCATTAGTTATTTTTAATGCTTGAGGAGTTTTTGGAATTAAACCAGCGCCTTTTAATGCACCTTTTGCTCCCACACTTCCAGCACCGCCAATTCCCAAACTTGCAACATTTGCTACAATTTGCGTTCCATAATAAAGATTCTTATTTAAACCTTCTCTTTTAACTTGTGCATCTATTGCACGTGCCTGTTTATCAAAATTTTGCGAATATCTATTAGTTCCTTTTCCAGGAGTAGCTAAATCATATAATCCAGTAATACTTTGACCTAAACCTATGCCAGCTCTATTTAAACCAAGTTCTATGGTTTTGTCTGTTTTTGTTTGTGGACTTGGCTTTGGTTTTACTTGTAGTCGATTATTAGGTAATTTAAAAGGTAGATTTGGTTTTTGAGGACCACCAATTTTAATTGGTCGTTGATTCTGAAGAGCTTGATTTAGTTGTTGAATATTGATTCTAGGAGACTGAAATTGTTGTATTGGCGGTGGTGCAGGTCTAGCTTGAGGTCTGGGTGGATTTGGCCTATTGTAAGTAGCCCCCCTGTCAAAAGGATTTATTTGAGCAACAATTCGTTGCAGCAAATTAGCCATGTTATACCTTTCCAGTAGTCTTCAACGTATTGTAATAATCGGTCCAATAAGACTCTTGGTCTTTATTCCCTCCTGCCACTTGAGTAATATAACCTTTTGCTATAGCATTTTTAACGGAATCTGTAGTTCCAGAATTTTGTAAATTTTGTAATTGTGTTTGAATTTGGGAAGCGTCCATTTGAACTGGTGCAATATTTTGTATAGCTTGTATGTTTTCAGCTTGTGTTCCTGTTCCAGCTTGAGCTTGTGCTGCTGACTGCAATCCAAGTTGTGCAGAGTTTATTATACTATTTAATTCTGAGCCGCCAAATGAACCAATTCTATTTAAGTAGTCTTGATAACCACTTTTTGCTGATTCGTATTGTGCTCGAGCTGTGTTATATTTTGCACCAGCATCTGACATAGATTTTTGTTCATTAGTACCAATCGTGCTTAAATCAGTCTGATAATTATTTGTAGCTGAATTTTGAGCATTTGCAGCAAATGAACTATCGCCTAGGCCTTTTGCCTGATAAGCTCCAGTTAATTTATTTGCTGTATCCTGATAAGTGTTTTGCAATTTGTTTCTTTGTTCGCCATAGCCTTTTTTTAATGTATTAACTTGTTCGGAATATACATTCTGCAATCTTCCAAACAAATTATTATAAGCATCTATTGCTGATTGTAATCTAGTCCTAGTATCATTTCTTTGACCTGCATAAGTTTCTGCTAAAGGATCAACTGCCTTGCCATATCCATATCCATATCCGCCACCGCCACCGCCAGTGTTTGCACTATCTATTTGTGGAGCAGTAGACATAGATGAATATCGACCATATAGTTGATTTATAACTTTTGCAGCACCTTCAGGGGTTAAACTTTGTTGTGCGTAATTACTTTCAATTCCACCCTTTTTTTTCAAAGCGCTCATATTCACACCGTAATCTTGATAAGTGTTACCACTCGGTCCAGCACCAACGTATGGTAAAAATTCAGGAGCGTTGGATGCTAAATAGCCCCTAAAATCTGGATTGCCAGAGTAAGTAAATGAACCGCTTTTTGTGTTATAAGTTGCCATAATAATTCCAAGTCAATCTCATCTGGCCGCATCTGTTGTTTATATTGTATGAGTTAATGGTCATAATTGCAACTAACTAATCTTCAACGCTGATGGCCAAGTAAATGCTGAATATGTTCGGTATCTGAATGCTACACCGAGAACCACAAAAGTTTCGTTTACCCTGCCGTTACTAATTTTAATCTTAATGTTTCTACTTTTAATGCCAAGTCGTAATCTATAAGGAATGTTGGTTGAGCTTGTGCCTGTGCCAGTGCTGCCAGCTGTAGGAGTTCCACCAAGTATGTCGCCACCACCAAGTATGTTAGTAGAAAGACCACCAACTGATGAGGCACTAACTGCAGCAGTCTTAGCTATAGTTCCATTATCTGTAATGATTGTAATTGTCACTGTTCCAACGAGTTGCCTAAATAAGATAGTTACGTCAATCCAGCGTTTATAGACGTTGTAGTTGCCTAGATCATAGGCTTTAGATGTCCACTGAGCCGAGATTGCTGAGCCGTTAGAGTCATAGTTAGTGGTAAACCTATAAACATTGGCACTATTGGCATCTGTAAAATAGATGTATTCAGTGTTAGTTGAATCAATAAAGCTACAAAAGCTTTCAGGAGTTACGTGTGTAAATTTAGACCAAGCTAAGAATTCTTTGTTGTAAACCAATGTTGCTGAGTTTCCCGTAACACCACCTTGAGGAATACCAAGATAGTAGTTATTACCATCATAAAAACCCGTAGCGTTCGTATAGTTAGTTGGGTTGATTGTTTCAATTTCAGGGTGTACTCGGACTGACAATTCTTTAGTGCGAATGGTACTGAAGTAGTTAGGCTCATTTCCAAGAACATAAATTCCGTTACGAGTTAAGAAGAATACATCATTGTCTACGTTTTCTATGCTTTTGTGTGATACGCAACCATAGTCTTTAGTTACTAGTGCAAGAGTCGGGTCAGTGCTTGTTCCTGTATAGCTTAACTGATAAATTGCTCGTTCTTTAAATATAATCAAAACATCTTGAAATTTAGCTAAACCTGTAATCTTATCACCATCAAACTTGTTTACATCTATAAGGTTAGCGTTTGCTGTTCCTGGTGTGTCAGTTGAGAAGGATGTAGCACCTGGAACGTTTGGAGTACCCGAATCTGTGTCATTTGTATTATCTGGTTGCGGCTGAGTTCCACCTATTGCTACGGTGAATTCACTAGCATCAGTCGTTTTAGATATATAAAGGCGATTTGGCTGAGCTTCAGTACCAGCAACAAACATTCTTCCACTAAAATATATACCAAATTTGGCTTTTGGCGACCTTCCATTTCTGCTTAACGTGAGGCCAGTTGCTATTTTAGCTATGGCATTAACACCATCAAAGATATACATTGAGCCTCTAGCTTGTACAAAGTTTATTTTATCTGTAGAAGTAGAGCTGAATGTTGCACCACTTATTGTTGTCCAAGTAGTGCCAGATAGATACTTGAGAGCTGTACCATCAACTGTTAATAAGTATTTGTTACTTGCTATATTATCGTTATAAAAGCCAAGTCCACGAGGGCTATTAGTTAGACCCGTGCTGGCACTTGTAAAGCCGTATGCCTTAGCTGGAGCACCAGACTCTACATACTGGATGTTTTCTAGGCTTGAAGACTCTCTGTCATCTATAAGGTTGTCAGATACTTTATTATTAAGTCCTTTGCCAGGGTTAATAACGCTTATTTGAGAGTAAGATGTGCGTCCGCCTCGTTTTGGTGGAATTCTTCTAACCACGCTAAACTCCTAGTTGTTTTCTGTTATAAATGCGTTCGTATCTGATATATCGCCTGTATATGTGCCCATGTTTTCTTGTAATGTTATGGCTCGTCTTTGTGGGCGTGAGCGATTGTATTGAGCTATAACTTCATCTAGTTCCTGTTGGAATAGATATTCTTCTTGTGAGATGTCTGCTTGTGGGTCTTCTGCTTGTCTGTAATAGACCATAGCACCTCTAGCCAGACACATACTTGATGGGAATGGTGTTGAGATTGATGCGTTTACTACTGGTGTGGTGGTTTCGTATCGGATTTTAAGTGTTGAACTAGAGGTTTCAGAACTGTTTAGAGTGTAAGCTCCCTCATATCCATCTAGCCAATATGCGTAACTACCTGTAGGAATATTGTCTATATCTCCATAATTGACTTGGGTATACACATGGTCAGTGCCAACGCCAGCAACAATTTCTCGTATATCGAGTATTGCGTCCTGATGCACGTTAGACGGTAATGTAGCCACTCCTGCGACCATTGAGATAGTTGCAGTAACTTTATTCATAGGGAAGTCATAGGCCCTGTAAACACGGTCTAAAGCCCTCTGAATGAATCTCTGCCTATCTTCTATGCCAGAAGATGGTACACTCGTTTCACCGAGCAAGAAGCTCATATCTTCTAATACTGTTGTTTGGGTTATTGCTGCCATTATAGGGATTCCCTAGTCATATATTCTGGAAACTCTTGAGCGAATTTCACAAAGTTAGACTTTTCCTTAAACACATTTGGATCTGCTTTGACAATTGCACTATATGCTCCGACTGGTATGTTGAGTGCGTTTCTAAGTGATTTATCTGACATCTCTGCCTTGCTTAGACCGACTGCTCTTCCGTGTTTGTCTACTAATTGTCTGGTCATGGCGTTTTCTGCCAAGACCGCTTTGTATTGTTCTTTATGCTTAGAAGATAGAGACAGCCATAGATTGTTTGCAGCACGCCAACGCTTTGGGCCGATTGGCTCTCTGAGCACCATATCAATCGCCTTATTAAACGTCTTCAGTGCGTCTGTGAAACTGTCTACAGCTGTACTCATATCTTTTCCTAACCTAGATTACTGTAGGTTTGTAGCTTGGAAGCTTGACTTTTCGTTTAGAGCTTCTAGTGTGAATTCACCTACAATCATTCCCTTAGAGCTGTAACCAGTTCGTGGGATTTCTTGGTAGTGTGGTGAATCAAGGTGAGCAACTGCCCATTTGTCTTTTTGTAGACCGACGATGCTGTTGTTTGCATCACCTGAAACTGTTACGTAGCGGTGCTTGTGTATTTCTACACGACCGAAGTCTGAATCGTAAACGTTGATTGTGTTGTTTACGTTAGAAGCAGCTGCGTCTACGAAACGAGTGTTGGTGTTGGTGAAGGTGCTGATGCGCCTTTTTAGTGCACCACCAACTAGGACAGTGTCAACGTTGCCGCCTTGTGCCCAAGCGTTTTGTAGGTAGTTGTTTAGGATAGTTTCAGAAAGAGAAACTGAAGCTGCGTTTGTAGCTAGAGTTGTAATCTGTGCGAATACACCAGCCATCTGACGAGCAGCTGAACCTGTACCTGAAACGAGTGAACCACGCACGATAGCGTATTCAGCATAGCGACGCCATTCAAGCATAGCTTTTTGCATTTCGTAGGTATAGCGGTCTTTAAAGCCAGCAGTGTTAGAGTTTCTCTCAGAATCAGTTACCTGGAATTCAGCAGAGATAATCTGTGTGTAGTTAGCTTTTCGAGTTGGGTTGGTTCGAGCAGCAAAGCTTGGGTCGAAACCTTCAGTTTTAGCAACAGTACCGACAGCTGCTAGAGTGTCAGTAAGCCACTGGTGGTAAGGCTGAGTAGCGGTGTGCTTCTGTAAGCCTACGTATAGTTGATCCTCTTCTGGATCGATGTTTGTTATGAGGTCTAGCAAATCTTCGCGGATTGCAGGATCATCATATGTAAAGTTGGATGTTTGAGCCATTTCTTTATTTCCTTGTTATTTGTTATTTTTCTCCAAATAAGAATTGTTTTAGTAAGTCTTGACGAGCTTGCTTTGCAACTACTTTATTTGGATTGTTAATGTTTTGGTAAAGTTTGCTTTGTGCGTCTGCTGCATCGTTGGTCTTGCGACTTGATGTTTCGACGTGGGCTGATGCTTGTATCACAGTATTTTGTGTTGCTTGCTTCATTCCTTCAGCTTTTGCTGTACCGATGTGACTAAAGAATCTATCTGCAATTGCACCTGGTGTCGGTAGTTTTACCGTACTGGGGTCCTGGCTTCTACTGAGTAAATCAGTTACTTCGCCTAACCTTGCTCTGTGGACTAAATCACGTAGTTCTTTATTAGTCTTTAACTCTGGGTACTTGCTGTAAGCCTTTTCCCATTGTTTTTCTTCGGCACGCTGTTCAAGATACTCATTACGAGCTGCTTGTCTAGCGGCTTCAACAGCAGAGTTCATCTGCTGATTTATAGCTCCAGCTAGTTCATTAGGGTCAATAAGACCATCTTCGCCAGCTGTTAAATTGTTAAAGTCGATTTGAGGTAACTCTTGTACTGGTTGGTACTGGTAATCTTCCTCTTCTTCTACTTCTGCTACAGGCGTTTCAGCTGTTTGTTGCGTTTGTTCAACTTGAGGTTGTTCACTCGCAGACTCTTCAGGTGTCTCGGCTATAGGTTGCTCATCTTGGGTCGTTGGCTGAGTTTGCGGCTCAACTACTGTTTGCTCATCTGGGGTTGCTGCTTCCGCAACTGGTGTGGATTGGTCGTCCATACGTATCTCCTCATCTTATTGAGCCTAAATAGCTCTGGTCTAGTGTTGCCAGACCACAGACATTTAGTTCTTGGCAATCATACGTCCTATTCCACATTTACCAACGCTACAAACTTCAACGTAATACTCTTCAGTTTCTTCTTCGTCCCTGACGTATACATGTTCGTGGTTGGTGTCAAATAAAGGTACTAAATCTTTTTTATTGATTCTCTCTATTATATTATCATCATTTTCGCTAGAAGTTGTACTTTTTGTATCTTCTACAAATTTATCGTCTGAAAAGTCCAAATTAAACTCTTGGTCATTCATTTGCAATATATTCCTGTAATGACTTAGCTTTCTTTTTAGCCTCATTGGCTGTATTGATGAATTGACTAGGAGTTTCAGTAATCATCTTAATTCCCATAATCATTCCACGCATTATCCAGTCTTCCTTGTCGGATAGTATTTTACCTGTAAGAATACGGCTTGTATAGTCTTTTATAGTTGGTTCTATAACATGGTCTACATACCAATTCCATTCGGAAGTGCTAGTAAACATTTCAATCTTTTTGCCATCTTCAATAGCTTTGGCATATCTCGTTTTTAACTTGTCAATTTCATTCATTACATTCCTCCAGGATTAACTGGTTGCTGAGGCATTTGCTGAGGCATTTGCTGTGGCATTTGCTGTGGTTGCTGTTGTGATGGTGGTAACTGTGGCAAGTGTTGCATGATGTCTGGTGTTATGTGTCCAGCTTGTAATAGTCCATGAGCCATGTCTACTACGTTTTGGTCAGCTTGTGGATTTGGTGATGGTGTCATAGTTTCGGCAGTCTTTAATGCGTGGTCATGGGTCTTGAGTACCATGTCTGCGTGATTTTTCTGAGCTTTAACTTCAACATTAGCAAGATTAACTTTAGCTGGGTCAATATTAGGTGTTTGCTGCATGCGTTGTGGATCAGCTTGAATGCCATGTTTCTGTAGCCATTGTGCTGCTTCAGAACCATATAACTGGTTAATATCAGTAGAGAATCTTTCGTTAGCAACAGGTTCAGGTGTTTGTGCAGACTGCATAGCTTTATTAACCTGGTCAGAAGGTAACATCATCTTGTCGTAGTTTGTAACACCAACTATTTGGCTGAAGTTTTCTAGTAATGCGGCAAAGTCTACATATAGTGGTGGAGTTGCATACTTGGTGCTTTGAGCCTGCATAACTGATGCTTGTTGTAATTGTTGCACTTGATTTACATAAGCTAGGAACTGTTGAACCTTTTGGTCTTGATTAGCTGGGTCCATAGACTTGTCATCAATCATTAGTTCCATATCGCCTTGCATGTCTTGTGGTGTGATAGTTGCTTGTTTCTTTTCGCCTTTAGCTTTATACATGACTGTTATTGGGTCTTGCATGTACTGTTGGTTATTAGAAAGCCACATTCTACCAATCTGTGTAATACTCTGTTGGAAGTTGTTACGCATGAATGAAACTATGTCGCCAGCGGCTTGCTGTAAGTGTAGAATGCCAGAAGCTGTGCCTTTAGTGTTGTCTGTAGAAGAGTTGGGTAATCCAGCAGCGTATTGTGAGATAGTTACGCCTTCAATGCTTTTATCCATTAAAGCTAGAATACTTTGTAGCATGTTACCATCAGGAGAAGCATGTTTGAACTGTTGAGGTGCTTGGTCGCCACGATAAGTAAGTACGCCACCTGGTTCAACAACATAGTCGTTTACGTTTCCTGTTTCAGGCATCATAAGCATAGAGTTCTCTGCTAAGTTCCATTGGTCTAGGAAGTGGTTGAATGCGTCATTGTAACCAGCCTGTAACCTGTAAGTAGTTTCAAATAAGCCTTCACCCCAGAATTGGAATGGTTTGCTTTTAACGTGGAATTTAACTAATGGGTATTTACCGTGCCAGTATGGGTTCTTTTGAGAGCGGAGTAGTACCCAGCTGCTTTTATTTTTAGCGCTGCCACTTTCTGCATAGGTATAGAGCATATCACTTTCGTAACACTCGAATATTTTGAGCATAGATACAGTTTTGTCTGTTTTATTTTGCTCATTGGTAAGTCGGTTGCGAGAGAAATTATAGCCTGAAGTATCATCTTGCTGTGAGTTTGTTCCTTGTACTTGATCTAAGTTCTTGTAAAGTTCAACGCCAGCCAAGTCATTTGCTTCTTGTAGTTCATCTTTAGACTTGTATTCTTTAATAATTATCCAAGGTGCTTCGTATAAGTTAGTAGCAGCAGGCGATACATAAACATTAAATATGTTTACTGGTTCTATATCGTTATATGCAATCTTCTTTGTAGTTTTCTTTTCTTTGCTTAAATCAACTGTGCCATCTTTGCTTGGTAGTCTTTCATATCTTTCGGACTCATCAACTTTCCAACATACCTTTACTAGACCAGTGCCAGTAACCGTTGCATCCAATAATGCAGCGAATAACTTGTCACGCATAGTTTCGTCCATATAAGGGTTCTCATAATCGTATTCTAGTTTTCGTTGTGCTTTTTCTGCTTTATCTTCTATATTATTTTGTCCAATGTTTGGATCGTTTACTTTTACTTGCCATCCTGGTTTAATTGCCAAAAACTTTGATACTAATGCCCAAGTTTGGCGAGCCATTACTGGTACATGCATTTTTGAACGCCATGGTGAAGGAGTTACTCCTACGACTGCGTACAAAGAGTCATACCAGTTACTAAACCTTTTAAACATTTTTGATTGATTAGATACTGCTGAGCTGTATCGGTCTTGCCAAGTTTCGGGAGTTGTTTGCTTTTCTTTTGCCATATTTTATTTCAGTAAAGCACATCTGTTGTTTGAATTGTACCACATTTAGCCTACACCTGTCATAGATGTACTTGGGGCTGGTTGAGTTTTCCATGCTCTGTAATGAGCGTCTAGTCTAGTCGTACTCAAGGCTCCATTGTAAAGACTCCACTCATCTGCATAAACGTTTAAAAAACCAGTAAGTGTACCATTTCTACCCAAATGCCATTTTGTAGTAACTGCACCAGTACCGCAAGATACATTAATCAATTGGACACCATCGACATATAATTCCATACTAGGCGTAGCTCCACCTCTTCTTACAAATTGCATATAATGCCACAATAAATCATTATAAGCTGTATTAGCTACAGATGAACTAGCTGTAGTACCACCTGCACGACAGGATACAAAACCACCACTAGAAAAATATGGTATATGCCCTGCTGAACCAGTATCATCCCTAATAAGTGTTCCTAGAGTGCCAACCATAAAAAAAGCACATTCTATTGTGTAATCTACGTTAGTTCCAAAAACCAATGCAGCGTTTGTAGATGATACTAAGTCACCTGTTAAGCCATCAAGTAACATTTGAGTATTATCTTCATAACCCTGGTTCAAACTACCTGCACCGCCATAGCTTACACCAGTAGCAGTAATCGTGCCATTTCTTGCGTTGCCAGAAGCGTCAGTTAAAGTTGTACCAGATGAATCATCACACCTATAAAAAGCTACTGGACTGTCTTCTAGTATAGTCCTAGAGAATGTGCCGTATTTGCCCATTTAAACCTCTGGAAGTTCGCTAGGCTTTACTGTAACTGTTTCTGGTGTAAAGCTTACGGTTTCTGGCTTATTTATTTCTAAATCTCTTTTAAATATGGCAAGACCGTATTTGATATTGTCTTCAAGGTTATCCATTTCAAAATCTTGTTCTAATTTATCTTCACCTATTGTAAGCAATACTCTTACTGTTCCATTATCATTTGCATATAAAGTTTCGTATTTCATATTATTCCTTATTGGTTATCTTCGTATAATGTTAATATTCTAACATCAGTGACGGCAGTTGAAAGTTGAGCTGTCCAGTTGTTGTTTGCTGTTAATTGGACCAAAGGCTGTGGAAATGTTACACCTCTAACATCAGAGCCTGGAACATAGATACTAAATAACACAGCTGCAGCAGTTGACTGCCTTATATCTACCCTAACTGGTGTGGTAGAAGTATTAGAAATAACTAATGCTGTTATATCTCTAAATGTCGAAGCAACAGCAGCAGCAATAGTTGTTTCAGTAGTAGTAGAAATAGTTGTTCCAGTTTTGTTTCTTAAATCTCTTATATTTCCAGGTATTACTACTTGTCTACCGAACTTATCACCTAAAACTGGTGTCGAGTTAGGTGTTGTTGCTGCAGTTGGTAAGGCAGTATGAGTCACTACCTGAGGTTGTTGTAATGTTGGGGTGTGGTTAGCTGCACCATAGTTAATACGAATAGCACCTGAACCAGATGTGAAAGCTGAAGAAAGCACCCTTACAACATTGCTTGCTGGTGAAATAGGAATCATATACACTACTGTCGAATTGTCTGTTGGCGAAACCGTTGCACCAGCTTTGTAATAACGACCGTTT